GTCCAAAAACAGGTTGTGCGAAACCAAAAGGTCGTTCTTTATCGAGTGAGGAGTTTACGTACTGTGGCGTATACTCCAGTGTATCAAAAGAAACACGCTGGGAATCACCAGCGATCAGGCCCTCAACCATGAAATAGATGCCGGCAAGCGTGGAAAAATATCCAAACACATCGAGCACCAAATCAGGGTAGAACCCATTCGGAACAAACACGGGGGCAACTACCAGAAGTTGTTGTGGCATGGGCTGTGCTGCACATGTAGTTAAACACAGCAGCATGTACGCCCAAAAACAAAACCAACCAGCAAAAACCGACCGTGGGAGGACGCTGAGGACTTTCGGCTTGCCAGAGCCTCTCGACTTTGATTCAAAGCCGAGAACGAACTCCTTCGCCCACTCCTGTGAAAAAGAGTACGAGGGGTCGACCTTAGCTAAAGTCGAAGATAATTGTCCAAAAACGTCATCATCAAAAGCGTATTCAAGCATGAGGGAAGACAATTGTTCACGGAAATACTTCAAGTTGCCTTTCGGCTTACAAGAAAGCGCAAACTGGTGTTTGAGCCAATTTGTTGGAATCGGCACCCATACCGGTCCGTGCTTCACGAACTTGTGCGAACAGAACGTCATTTCTGACATCTTGCCCACATTAAAGTCTTTACACTTGAACCCATGATTCGTCAACCACTGTTGGAAGTCAGATGGTGCAACGCCATGCATTCGTTCCAGCGAATCGTCTCCGACTGCCGCAACTTTGTGCCAGCGTTCAACAAAGCCCCCACACTTTTCATCGCAATATAGAATTTTCAAGAGCACTTGCATGCGCGAATTGCCACTCAAGGTGATAAAGGAACCGGATTTGACAATCCCAGGCTCCACTTGTTCAAGACGAGTACCGTCCGAAAAAACCACCTCCACTTGCAAGAGACTCTCCAGACACCGATCCATGAGATCATGCGAGAACTGGGAAGGGTTGAGACAGAGACGCTTTCGCACCTCATTCTCATCTCTCATCAACCAGGCAGGCGCAGATAAATCCCATGACTCCAAATCTCGGTCCCCTATCTTGTCTGTACCATCATCAATGTCCGAAACAAAACGATTGGCTCCACCACGGATCAAAGAGAGTCCATCCTTTGTCGGGACGAATTCGTGTTTCTCTTGTTCCATGGCCAAGGCAGAACCGAACGCGGTACGATGCAGGAGCTGGAATTCGAGATCCAGCGCCCATATCAACCGCGTACGATTCTCCCTGATCTTCTTCAATTTGTGTGGCTCACCCTTGCCAAAAAGGCGAATGACTGGCTTAGGCAATTGCTTGCCTTCACGAATCAGACGCCAGAGCTCCAAGTAACGTTGCCGAGCAACGTTTTTCCATTCGGGTTTTTCACGAATTTCACGAATTGTATGCATTCCACGCGACGAGTACCACTGACCCGCCGACGATGAACCATCGCACTCATCAAGAACTTCATCAAACAACTCAACACAACGAACTTCAGTGGGACATTTCTCAAAAGGAAAAAAGTAACGCGCTTCAGTATACAGTTGTTCACATTTACGTATTGCTTGCCGCCTTGATAGATCTTGAGGCGGCGTAATGCGATTGAATTTCTTGGGCACTTGGCCAAGGAAGGACAGTTTT